CTTAATTGCGGCCAGAGGCGGCACGGTCTTGCCGTTACCCTTGAGCTTGGATTCGCCCTCGTGGTAGGCTGCTTCGATGGCGGCCTTCAGCTTGGCGACGGTCTTGGTATCGGATTTCGGGATGATCAGGCTGACGCTGTATTTCGGCGTACCGCCATTGATGGACTTCGGTTCCCAGACGTTGGCGTAGCTCCAACGGGTGTCGGGACCAGTGATAACTTTCATGGGGTTGTTGACCTTGTTCGTATTGTTAGACATAGGATTGTCCTCCTTAATTTTCTTTAAAATCGGCCGCTGCCGTTGACATCGCCGGACGTTTATCGCTCTCCGGCACCAGAGCAGGTTTGCCTTGCGGCTTTTCAATGTAGGGACTCAAAAGCTCGTCAAAGCGGGATTTTCCGAGCAGTTTCTGCATGGCCGTGACGCCGAGCACCTTGCGCTCATACGGGTCGAAGCCTGCATGCTCGACGACATCGGCAACAACTGTGTCGTTGATGTATTTCCTGTTTGAGCGGCCCTCGACCAGTTTCCAGCCGGTCCACTCTTTGCCGCTGATTGCCTGTTGCAGGGCATATTCCTTGATGTCCGACGCCCAGGATACGAGCTCGTCCACCTTGGCGAGAATGTCCTCGATATCCTCATCCATAAGAAGCGGCGGAAGCTGGAAGTCGTACCGGGCAAGCTCCATGTTGTAGTCGGCCCGCTCTCGGCAGTCGCTTTTGGCTTTGCAGAACTGGCACCACTCGCCGCATCTAAATTCGCCGCCGCCCGTGAAGGCAAGTTCCGCAGCGGGCTTCAGGGTTTCCTCCGCCCATCGGTACAGCTCGTCCTTCGACATCGTGCAGGTGCTGATATTCGACCTGCGCGGTTGGAAGATGGTCATTCTGACCTCGCTGATGTCGTAAATGCCGTCGAAGATGTCCAGGGAACCCAGCGCGTAAAGCTGAAGCTGGGGATTGCCCTCCGCCTCAACCAAAACGCCCCGGCCGAATTTGTAATCCACGATATGGAGCGTGCCGTCCGCCGCGACGATGCAGTCCGCCGTTCCGAAGGCTTCCCGGACGAAGCGGGACAGGTCCAGATGCTGTTCCGTCAGGATAACCGGGTCAGTGCATTCCTTTTTGGCGGCTTCCAGTAGTTCTATGATGTAGGTGGCATATGCGGCCGCGCCATCCTCCATCTCCTCGCTGTAATAGGAGAGGCTTTCGGTCGGGTCCTCGGCCGCGATGCCCAGCGCCTGCTTTACGCGAAACTCGCAAAGGCTGTGGGCGTCGGTCCCCTCAGCGGAATAATCGCTGCCTTTGTCCGGGTAGCCCTCGCAGAGTCGTGCTGACGGTGGACATTGGAGCCAGCGATGGGAGGAGGAAGCGGAAAGAAGCGCATGATCACTCATCCTTCAATTCCTCCGCATCTGCCAGCAGTGCTTTGTACTTGCCTGGGTCGATATCTGAGAGCTTGGCCGCGCCGTACTTTTTCAGCAGAGCGCGAATCTCGGCCGTGTGGCCTTTGCGGGATTTGTCCGCGAGGACGGCCCTGACATCTTCCAGCGCCAGCGGCTTTTCTTCCGGTGCCGCAGCCTTTGGCGGCTCCGACTTCTGCCCGATATCCCCGATGCCGCTGAACAGCTCCGTCAGTGTGTTGGCAATGCCAATGATGGATTCACCGCACTGCCGCAATTCTGAGACAGTCTGCTCCAGTTCACTCATCCTGCCCATCCGTTTTCCCTCCTTCCGTTGCAGACTCGTCCTGCCGGGGAAGCTGCTGTAGCTTTCGGGCGAGACGTTTTGACACCACGCTGATCGCCGTGAGGACATCCGCCAGTTCCTCATCCGTTACGGCTGCCTTGGTGCCGGTTTCCTGTGCCTGTGTGTTCATTTCTGAACCTCCATTCCGAGGGGGCTTATTTGCTTCCCTCAGAACTCACAGGACAGAAACCGCCGTCCTGAACGAAAAATCCGAAAATTTTTTAAAGGAAGCCCTCCAACTATCCGGGGACAGCCAGAGGGCCTACGAATGCGGCGTATTAGATGAAGTCCGAGAGACGGTCGCGGAGCCGCGCCATAAGCTGGCGCTTCCGGTAGTTGAGGGTGGACTGCCGGATGCCGAGTACGGTGGCAATTTCCCGCTCGGTAGCGCCCTGCGCGATCAGCTCACAGATGCGGCGGTTGTCCGAATCAAGCTCCTCAAGAGCTTTGAACAGTTCCTCCAGCAGGAGCTTGTATGCTACGACTTCTGCCGGGTCCGGCGCGGCGTCGGAAGGCTCGTACCCCTCATCTTCAAAGGCGTCGAGGGAGAGAACGCTGCCGGTGCGGAGTTTGTCACACTGGCTGCAATCGCCGGTGCAGCGGCTTCCGTTTTCACCGATGCAGCGTTTTCCGCGTTCTTGCCGCTTGTGTTCCGCCCATGCCGGGCGCTTGTAGGCCCGGTAGACCTCCTCCGAAACCGGAACCTGCTGACCGTTGATGTCGATAAAATACTGTTTCTCATCTTTACTATTACTTGTCTTCATTTTTTCACCTCGTTGGCCGAGGCGATGAATGACAGGTACCTGGTTCAGACTGGTCTGGCCGGACCTTTCCCGACGAAAAAAGAGCGCACAAAGGAAAGGTCTCTGCTCCAGGCTTTTAAACTGCCCCTGTGGGGAGTTTTCAAAGTCTTTATGCAGTACCTGCCTTCATGCGCATCTCGGGCCGATATCAATTTGTCAAAGTACGTAACTACTGGGTGTTACTTCGGATTGGATTCATGGAGCAAAATACTCTGGTAGAATTGCTAAGAACTGTCGTTATACATTGGTTTGCCTCCTTCGGTTGCATCTATTTTCCTGTTGCTAAAGCTATAATAGCCTGGTTCTCAGAGGCTTTCGCGGAACTGACAGTTCCGGTTTTTGGCATAAAAAAAGGGCCTTGCGGCCGCGTCTTTTTAACGCTGACCACAGGGTCCTCACAATTCCTTATTGTTCGTCGTCTTTTTCCGGAACTGCCACTTCCGGTTTTTTGAAAATTTGTCCGAAACTTTTTTATTTTTCTTTTCCTAACCCAGTATCGGGTCCTCCACTATCTTTGAACCGTCACCCCAGGTAGGGTAACCTTGCTTCCTTAGCTTCTCATTAATCAATGTCAGAGACTCGGTAAAATGATTATGCAGAAGGTACTGAGCGAACATGCCATCTTTCGTCATAGGATATCCTCTTATTGCTTTTTTGACCATGTCATCACTATACAGCGGGTGAAGATGCAGCCCGATACATATGCCGTAGACATACTCGGGACTGACATTCTCCGGTCCCTGCCGCAATTGCCTGATGTACCGTTCTGAAATACCGGTCCGGTACTGCAGCTCTAGGTTTGTGATTTTCTTGCCGCCCTTCTTCTTTACCCGCTTCATATGGGCATCAAGCGTGCCCCAAAAGGAAGTCGGGAGATTTGGAAGAACATCCATGATTTTATCAATCTGATCGTCAATCTTGCTCAGCTGCTTTTCCTGCTCCAGGACATTCTGACTGCCTTCATATTCGATAGTCCGGGTCTCGGTAAACTCGGCCGCATTAACATCCTTGCTCAGATAGCACTGATTATAGTAGTCGCCAGCGCTATTTACGACCGTATAGTGACGAGTGAATTTAAGGCAGCACTCATCGACATGCTCCAGCGCATAATCGGTCAGTGCATACCCTTGAGGGTAGGCAGGATCGTCTGTATTATAGATATAACATGGATCATTAATACAGACGACACAACCGGTGTAGACAAACCTGCCGCTATCAATCAAGTCCGCAAACTGCTTGTCTTCGGAATATATACGGCTTCCGTTCTTGTTATTCAGAATGAAAGTCTGGTAATCTCCCAGGGCATCTGGATAAAAACTGAACGGCACCTGCGGATGACCATTTACCCGCAAGAAGGCCCCTTCTGCGTCTTTGTACCCAAGCTGGAGCGCTCTCAGCTTCGCTTCCAATTTAGAAACCTTAAAAACACCAGCGATAGCCTCAAGTGCCCGCTCCATGACTTCTCCAGTATGCTTATAAGGGAACGTCAATTGTTCCTCGTACAGCTTTGGAAAAAGATCGTTGAATATCCTTCTTGGCATCAGAATCCGTGGTGCCAGGGCATTTGCCTGCCATTCTGCCCACCATCTTGCTTTTTGCATGCCCTCCAAGTTATCAGGCGTACTTGCAGGGACGGCCTCACAAGACAGATTTTTCTCATCTGCATTAAGAAGAGCCAGTATCTTAAAGAACTTCTCATGCTGATCCCAATGGACGATTTCATGAGCAATTGTATCCATCCTGCTGCCGTAGCCATTCATAAAGAAATAGTCTTTACTGATTAGCATGGTCCCGGCAGGGATCTCCTTTGTAGATACCGTGCGCGGCTGATATGGCGGATAAAATTCCTCTACTGTCTCCGTCGATGGCCGGAAGTACATCCTGCCCATCTCGTTCGGGCCAAGATCTGCTTCATACCATTTCAGACCCATTTCCTGCATGATGCGGTTGAGTGGTGACTGCCATCCGTCATAAACGTCATCATCGCAATAAAACGCTGTGAAATCATCTGCTATTTCTTCCAAGTCATCCGCGTAGATGTATGGTACCAGATACTCGTCCAGTGCGCCTTCCTTATCGAATTGGCCAGCATGATACTCGTCTGTCGCCAAGGCAGTGACGTTATGTAGGCCGTCCTGCAAAGTTGCCTTAAGATAGACGGTAAACCATCTAGTCTTGCGATCGGCATCATAATTTGATGTACCCAGACCTTTGGTGACGATATCCGCTGATGCATGAACATCAATCTTGATCAAGGGACCAATATCATCATGGCAGGTCAGTGTCCTTACCGTAACGTTCTCTATGTCCTGATTGCACAGCGAAAGAACATTGATATG